GGGTCTCTTGAACGGCATCAGCCGGTTTGTCGAACGCTCTGAAGGTGTGGCGCGGTACTTCCGCGTCCTCACCAACTCGGTGAACTACAACAAGACGTCCGAAAGGACGAACGTGAAGTGGAAGTTAGTACTTCCCTTCCCGTCGACCGCCCCGGCAGAGTGTCCCTGTGACGGAACAATTCCGTTCGCGGATACGATCGTGAACATTGACATCCGTGTCGATGGTCGCGCTCCCGTGGGATATCGCGAAGACATCGTGGCCGCAATCCGGGCGCTCGTCTTAACCACCCAATTCACCGGGTCGGTTGAGGCGCTCACGCCAGGCACCTGATGCTGTAACTACTTCAACATCAGACCACAAGGATTAAAACCATGAAGTCGGTGAAAACCCCAGGTTTCACAAGAGGCACGCGCAGCCCTTACCGGACAAAGTCCGGAAGCTGCAAGGACCAGGCGAGCAAACCAGCTCGTCCTCCCTTTGTGCCACTCTCGCGGTCAAAGCGGAAAGTATCCCGCTTGCACCAGGCAATTCAATCTGCATTTCCAATGCATGATTTGCGTGCGCTTTCAAGTTCAGCTATGGATGAATACCTCCAGGTTGCGCTTGGTGCCGAAGATAGCAGGACTATGAAGGATAACTACCTTCTAGCATCTGTGTTTAAGCGGTATCAGTCTACTGACACCGATAACGTGGAGGCGAGAGCCTCTGCTGCCATCGATAAGTTGATAGACAGTGAGCTAAAGTGCGCGGAGACTAATCGTGTGTTCGCGGGGGGCCTTGACCGGTCCAACGCTCGCATCCCGATGAGTTATCTGCCACTCCTTGCACGTGCGAGGAAGCACGTTTCCCGCATCCTCGGCCGGTTTCGACTGGACGAGTTGCCTACAGCGTGTGACTTCACACCTGGTGCGACGACGGAGTTTACCCGAAAATCAGGGCAGCTCCATAATAAGTGGTCCAAAGCGACACACTGTACGTCGCGAGCACAGCCTTACGTTGAGGCGTTCATGCGCTGGTCCAAAATACCGGATCTCCAGCGTGATATCACTATCAATGAACGCAACACCGTATTCACTGTACCAAAGAACTTCGATCGTGATCGGACGGCTTGTAAGCCGGTAACGTGGAATGGGTTCCTCCAATTGGGACTCGGCACCATGTTACGTCGTCGATTGCGTAAAGAAGGGCTGCTGCAGCCAGACGCCCAGGAGTATCATGGGGTCTTGGCTAAAGTCGCTTCAATTGTCCCAGGTCTTGTAACTAGAGACTTGGCGTCCGCCAGCGATTGTGTTGCTGTTGGACTACTTGAAGCACTTCTACCCGACGAATGGTTCAGAGTTATTATGGACCTTCGCGAGCCGACCGGATTACTACCAGATGGTTCCACTATCTGTTGGGAAAAGGTTAGCTCGATGGGGAACGGGTTCACTTTCGAGTTGGAGACCTTGGTCTTTTACGCGTTGGTGAAGGCTTGTTGTAGCAGGGATAGCCTGGTTAGCGTTTACGGGGATGATATCTTATTCCCCGCACCGCACGCGAATCGCGTGGATGAGCTCCTAAGCTTCTGCGGGTTTGAAATAAACCT